TATGAAGGTGCGGATCTTGAAAAAGTAGCTAATAAAGGTGTTGCAAACGGTTATTGTCCTTTAGATAGTAACGGTTTAGTTCCACAGTCAAATTTACCGGATATTGACGCGGATAAAGTAGATGGTCACGATGCGGGAACAGGGGCTAATAATGTTCTCGTATTGGATAGCAATGGTTTAGTTCCCCTTGGCAATATTCCAAGCACGTTAACGGGGAAAGACGCGGACCTATGGGATGGGAAGCATAGAACGGATGACCAAACTATTGGTGGTAGTGTTACAATTGGAAGTAATTTAACAGTAAATGGGAACACTAAGTTTAAACCTGCTACTTTTCCTTACGCCGAGTCACGTATCATTTCGGCAGGTGGAACATGGACACCAAGCCGAGGCGTATACATGATTATTTGTTTAAATTCTCAAGACTTACGGCTACAAATATTTGACGGTTCTGATTGGTGGACAAGTAGTACGGCACCAGAAGGTTGCCTTTTCTTCGATGGTTCACGGCAACGCATTAAAAACACAAATACATCGTATTCGGCGACGCTTCATTATCAAAAACTGTTTTAAAAGGGATTTAAATGGATAGCAGAAAAGAAAGAATAAAAGAAGATATAGCTTTAGGTTGCACAATAGGAAGTCTACTAGGGTTACTTTATATTGAAATTCAAATTCTTATTTATAAACAAATGTTGTACATAGAACCGAATCCGTGGGTTTTGATTGCTGAAATTTTAGCCTTACTATATGCTCTTTACTACAATATAAAGAAAATCTAAATATTATCTAGTTGAGAAACCACAAAACCGTGGTACATGTTATTAGAAGTACGGAGCAATAAATAACATAATGTAAAAAAATGGTAAAAACGATAATTGAAGCCCATTTCCATAAGGTTTAACTTAAATAAATGACAAAAATTAGGTAGGTTATGGCTATGTCGATCAGTATTTTAGATTTAATAAGGGCGGCGTCTGATAGTGAACTTATAATTGGGGCCGCAACTCTCGGCGGCGTGATCTACGGTATTTATGCTATTTACCGTAAACGGGAAACCATTTTTTTCCGATACGATGAAATAAATAAAGCGGTTCAACTAGGTTTTTTAATAAACGTCATGGTAAGTATGTTAGCGGCTATCATTCCCGGGTTGGCTTACCGGTTTCCCGGCGGAATAGATCTACCTACCGCTATAACTTTGGCGGTTGTAGTTGGGTTAACGGCCCCGCCGCTTATAGCTTTAGCAATAAATAAAATGCTTTATAGTCTTCATAAACGGGGTTGGCTTGGATCTTTAAACCGTGTTTTAAAGTTTTGGTGTTGGCGTAAAGTCACGGAAAACCTTGATAGACGTAACGCGGCTATAGCGGATGTTTTAATTGAAGATGAAGATATTCAAGAACAAACTTTCGCGGCTATCGGTGCAAGAAACCGTTTTGAAAGGTTTTTAAAAAGCCTTGAACGTCAAAGACTTATCACACCTGAAACCCGGGAACTCATTATGGCGGAGTACCCGGAGATCCCGGATCTCGGGCTTATTCAACAAAAGCTTGATGAATTGAAAAAGGAAAGGGCGGAGATCGAGAAATCAGATGTTTACCAGCTACGCCAAGCTTTAACTAAAACAATTACACTTGTTAAATATTACAAGGATCTTTATGAACGTGAAAAAGAGTTGAATAGCTGGAAGGCCCGGTTACCCCGTGATATTGTTGTCGCGGCCCTTGGTGTAGCGGCAAGACAGGCGGTTCATGCTTTATTCGGTATTTAGGTGTGCAGAATGAGTATTGGGGAAAATATATTAAATGTGTTTATGTGGGCGGCTAACGGGATAACGTGGGCTTTAAGTAAAGCCTTCGGTAAACCAATCGATCCATTGTTTGGCTACGCGGGTTTGATTTTCATTATATTGTGGATTACGTATTTGTTAATTAAAACCTTTGAACAATATTATCGGTATTGGCTTATTATGAGTACGGTGTTTTATTTACTTGTATTATTTACGTATGTAAGATTGATTTGAAAAGGAGTGTGAAAATAGATGGGTATTCAAGTAGATCCGATTTGGTGGACATGGCTACAATGGAACCTTGCAATAATAAGCACAATAGTGATTCAACTTATAATTTTCTACGTGCTTTACAAGTATCGTATGAGATCACCGGAATACGAATATGGTAAAGCTTTGATACAAAGACAAGCCTTAGAACAAAGCCAAATCATAAAAGCACAGGTAAGAAAATTCATGGAAACATTGTACCCGGAGTTAGCGGCTAGACGCGGTGAAGTTTTACCGGAAGAAAAAGAAAAAGCCCCTATCCCCGTGATTGAATCAATTGAACAGTTCAATGAAATTGTTGAAGAAGCTAGGCGTCTCGGTATTCCTATTCCGGGTGAAACAAAAGAAGAAGGTAAATAGGTTGTTGAAATATGCCGAAGAAAAGCGTTTGGGAAACACATCCCCGTGGACCGGAACTAGAAGAAAAATTGTTGAAAGGAGAAATGAAACAAAAAGAGATAGCGGCTATTCTCGGTATCACGGAACAAGCGGTAAGTATTCATAAACGTAAACTCATGGCATTGGTGAAAAAAGAAGTTAAAAAAGAAGTTTTAAAACACCCGGAAATCGTTAAGGAAAAAATTGAAACGGCTTTTAACGAAATTGAACTTATAAAAAAGGGAATAGAAAAACTTTTAGAACGCCAACAGGAACTTGAACACCACGCGAAAAACTATGTTTCCCCCGCATGGTACAATCTTGTAATAAAAAACACGAAGGAAATTAGGGAAGCTTGTGAAACTCTTTTGAAGCTTAAAGGTGAACTTTTACCAGATGTTAACATTAACATTCAGATGACTAAGATTAATCAGCAAATCATTATTCTTCAAAACTTTATTTTTGAACGTCACCCTGAGTTGATCGATGAATTTGAAAGCTATTTGAGGGAAAAACTTGAAGAATTTAAGCTTACAAACGAATCTACTTGAAAAAACATTGATGGATGTACGGTTTCGAAGGGCTAAACAAAGCATACGTTATTTTGCGGAAGAAGTACTTGATATTTGCGGTTTCGTTAACCGTTATTTGGACATGATGGGGGACCGTGAAGTTCCCCGGGTTAAAAAACTTAATTGGCATCAATATGAATGGTTTGATATGATTGAACGTGAGAAATGGATTTGTATAGCGGCCCCAAGGGATCATTGGAAATCAACTATTTTTAGTGTTGTTTTCCCGTTATGGCGGATTCTTTACGGGGAACGTGGATGTTTAATTTCAAATAGCCAAGCCCAAGCTTCCGATCTTTTGGACCGTATAAAATATTTTTTGGAAAATCACCCGTTTTTCCAATACTATGGTTTTAAACCGGAACGGCCGCGTATATGGCATAAAACCGCCCTTGAATGCAGTAATAAATCTACAATAATAACTAAAAGCTTTGGGACACCGGTACGGGGCGGACACTACCATTGGGTTGTCGTAGATGATCCTTTATCTGAAAGAATGCCGTATAGTATGGAATATGTGAAAAACTATTTTAAACGGGCCATAGTTAACATGGTAATCCCGCAGGGCCGCCTTATTCTGGTTGGGACACCGTTAAGGTTTGATGACCTTATCATGGAAACTTTAAATAATCCGAATTACGCGGCAAAACATTATCAAGCCGTTTTAGATTGGGATGAAAAAAAGGTTCTTTGGCCTGAATATTATAGTTGGGATCGGTTAATGGAGCGGCGGGAAAAAATCGGTACTTTGGCTTTTGACCAAGAATTTCAATGTCAACCTGTAGATGAATCTTCAAGTCTTTTCCCGTTTAGCTTGGTTTCAAATAACTTTGATCCAACCGGTACTTTGATTCCGTTTTACGATCCAACCTACGATTGTAAAGTTAAAGGATGTAATCTTAGTTTTTATAGTGAAGAAGAAGTTAGAAAACATATAAAGGAATTTCACAGGGAAGAACCGGTTGAAGGTGTAAACTATAGTAAGCCGCTTAAAACTTTTATCGGATGTGATTTAGCTATAAGTGCGAGTACCGCCGCCGATTACACTTGTTACATTACTCTAGGTTTAGATGAAGATGGAAACCGCTACATTCTCGATATTTTCAGGGAAAAAGGAATGAGTTACCGGGAACAAATAGATAAACTAAGGGAACTTAACATAAGATATCGGCCTAAAATCATATTAATTGAAAGCAACCAATTTCAAAAAGTTATTTTTGAGATGGCCCGGGAAACCACGGATCTACCGGTCCGCGAATTTGTTACCGGCCGTAAAAAATCACATTTAGAAGAAGGGGTTCCCGGGTTACGTGTTCTTTTCGAAAACCGTAAATTTAAGATCCCAAGGGGAGATCAAAGATCAATAGAAATAACAAACATATTGGTCCGCGAATTGAACGCATTCGGCTTCATGGAAGGAAAGGTTCAAGGAATAGGGGAACACGATGACACAGTAATGGCTTTATATATTGCTAATGAAGCTATAAAACAATGGGAAGGAAAAAAACTTATTTTTGGGGCCATAGATAAAAGATAGCTTTACATTGTCTAATTTTAAAGGGAAGATCTACGGAACAAAATAGACAATATCAAACTGAATTTCTTACCTACCGTTTGGTAGTGGTCATGTTGATGAAAAGGTTGGTAAGAAATTGAAGTTAAAATATTAATTTTAATAAAACTTTGAAAAACCGATAAAAAATAAAGGGGTTAGTATTCGCGTTCATAGATTGCTTTTTCACCGAAATATTCATGTTCACGTTCCGGATAATCACATCCACGGCTAGGATCTTCTAAACACATTTTACGACATGGACATTCTTCCCAACCCGGGAAAGGTGCTTTACACCAAGGATAGTGTCCGGGGCCGGGTTCAGGACCATGAATCATTTTTCTTATTTTCTCGATAGGAACCGGATTTCTATCCCTTAGTTCTTGGCGTTCTTCTTCTTCCTTTAGTATTTGCTGAATTTCTTCAGGGTAGTCTTTTTCAAGGAACTTTGATTGGCATTGAAACCAAAATTCACAATCTTCATCATCACATTCCTTTTTCCCAAAACACTTAGGAAATATCACGGCTTTTCACCGTTCCCGCCCTAGTCTGTGTGGCTAGGGCTATAGGAAAAAGGTTATTTGAATTTGAGACAAGATATTAATTTTACGAAGACCGGGCTTTCAAGTTCTTCTTTGGTTAGCCCGGTCCATATCCCTATTTTTTCGGGATCGGTGGCCCACCAAAGGCCATCAACCTCAACCCATTCAACTCCGTATTTTTTAACTCTTTTTCTTGTTGTCATTTTTTTCACCGTATGACATTATGTCAGACATAGTATATAAACCTATCGGAACCGCAAAAAACAAGAAGAAAAAAGAAAATTGATTTTAATGTTCTTTTTTAACTGTGTTTTCCCATAAAGCCCAAAAAATGTTTTTCAGTAGCCAATAGAATTCATAAGGCATTTCAAAATCTTTGAAAACTATTTGTGGATATGTTTTTAGATATTCAATGAATTTTTCTAATTCACGGTACATGGCCCCGCCGCTACCGCTAAAATTAGTTGGTGAATCGGTGAACCAATATTCCCCTACCGTAATCTCAAAAACATATACATAATGATTTTCCTTTTCATTGTGTTTCAAAGTGATCTTAGTTACTTCCATAGGTATGAGTCCACGTTTTTCAAGCATATTCTTTAACTGATAGAAGCTATGAAACTCCTTAACCTTCATTTTCTTCACCATCCATTTTTTTAACTATTAACTTCATTTCTTCTTTAACTTGTTTTAATTGAATATACATGCTTGTTATTTGGTTTTTTAACTTGTCAATTTTTTCTTTTAACGTCTTTGACGTAAATGATGTCAAAAGAAAAGATAGATGTTCATCAGTTTTACTAAGAAAATCCACACAATTACAAAGAAGTCTATACGCGAAAAGACTATGGTATTTTGGATCCAAACTTGGATTGACTTTCATTTTTCTTCCACCCATTCAATTTTATAGTCTAATAATCGTTTTTTAAAATCGTTTAAACTATCTATGATTTCTAGGTGATAGTATTTGTCTACTTCGGGTGAAATCCACACCCAATAGATCACTATGCGGCCCTGATCATCCTGATATAGTTGGCCTTCCCAATGGCCTATCCGCCCTGAAACCATAGGTAAAAGTTTGGCTTTGAGATCTCGGACAATTAGAGTTTGCGGTACGGGGTTATCTGAAACCTTGAATTCCTTCATTGTGAACGGCGGTTCTTTGGCTTTCAGTTTTTCCCCTAGTTTTTTCAGGTCCCCGTCTATTTTTTGAATTAACGGTTCATGTACTCTAATAACAAAATCGACACCGTGACGCACCAAGTCACTTATAGGGATTTTTAAAAAAGAAGAAATAGATTTAAGTTGTTGATATCTTTGTTTTCCTATTCTAACCGATATACGGCGGCTATTCTTCATCTTCATCATCCCTTACAACTTCTATATCTTCGATTTTTTCACGCCAATATTCCCCTTCCCGGGGAATAAACATTTTACCACTAATTTTAATCTCGAAGTCACCGTAAGGCGTAGAAAAACCCATATAGTAACTCCAAAGCTTCAAAGCCGCGTTTACTCGTTCTTCGTAGTCTTCCCCATCCAAAACTTCAAAAGAAATATCATATTTCACCGCGGTTTCTTCCACGATCTTATGCAATTTTTTACAAAGCAAACCGAAATTTTCATAAACCTCATTTTGATCATAGGCATCATACTCTTTACCGATATACTTTTCTTTGATCTCATTGATCTTTCCTTTTAATTCTTCCATGAATTTTTCAAAACTTTCCTTACAATCTTCCAATTTAATCATTCCATCTTTATCTTTGTAAACACGGTAAGCTTTCCCGTAAACGTATCGATGTACATCAGCAATTTCCAAAAGTTTTTCTAAAAGATCCTTGTAATTTGAAGCTAACACCTTGATAAACCATATCTTATCTACGTTATCCCATTGAAAGCCAAGTCTTTTCAAATGGTCCTTGATTTTATAGGTGTCCCCGGAAATCCAAAGAACAAAAGCATTAGGATCATTGACTTCCGTATCAAGTGACACCGAAAAAACCAATCTAGGCCTACTTGTTTCTTTCAAAATGATACGCCCCCTAAAGTGACAATATTACTTTTCGGTTTATCTGCGATTCCACATTTTCTTATATGGCTTAGAAATCTATGTAACTTCATAAGATATATTTGAAATATCATTTCATCATCATGGATCCAATGTTGTAGATCTGATACTTTGAAATCCCATTTAATCATTTTTTTAATTGTTGAATGTAAATCAACAATGACTTTTTTCACGGTTTCTACGTCTAAACTCAAAGTTTGCACATCCACATAATCTACGATTTTTATAGCTTTCCTGATAAAATGCGGCACATCGTAAAGACTGTGATATAATTCAATGTGATATGTTGTTGTTAACCATGGATTCGGATCTGGATCTCTATAGTAACTTATTTGGATCTCTAATCTATGGCCGGATTCCGTTTCCCATTTTACTGTGTACAACTCATTTTTTATCGTAAAAGATATTTCATTCAATTGTTTTCCCCCTTTTAGATTTTATTTGTTTAAGTATTTCTACTTGTTCCCAAGCCCAATCAAGAAGATTGGAACTTGGTTTGAACGGAACCAACTTCCTAAAATAAGGAAACCGGTTAGATCTAACAAAAACATGAGTTCTTTTTTTCCACCGTTTTTTAGTGAAATCCCATTTCAAGGATCCCAAGATAACATAAAAAAGAATAGTATGGTGTTGTTTTATTCTCACTTTAATCATCTCCTAGAATAATAGTTTTCGATACTGTGACATATCTGGAACTCTTACATAGCTTCCTTTTTGCCAAAACGCGAAATCTACATTGAAATGTTGCATTCCCAAAGCTTGGCCGATCAATGCCGCTAGAACTATCGGCCCTGAAAGAACTAAAGTAATTTTTTTGAAAAATCTTTGTGCATGGGCCACGGCTTTATAAACTTCCGCGGCAACTTGAGGCAATTCCGCCGCCGTTAAAAGCCTATCATAGACAATTCTAGCCACAACATCACCGAGTTGGTGTTTAACATCTTCATATATTGGCCGTGCAACTTCTAAAACAATGATACCTTCATCTTCCCGTTCATCGGGAAGCGGCTTTTTCTCCACTAATTTTTTATAAATCTTTTCTACCAAATATTTCCCTATTGTGAAACCAAGACTTAACTCAAACATTTTTGTTCATCTCCCGCCCTAGTCTGTGTGGCTAGGGCTATAGGAAAAATTATTTGAATTTGGCTAATTCATCTTCTAATGTGGGTATTCTTCGGGGGTTTCCCATACTAAGTAGCTTCCATAAAGCCCAATCATATTGACAACCGGGACATGTGATATAAACCCAAACATGGGCTTCATCTAGATCGGTTGTCTTTGCGTCCGCACCGAACAACTCGGTGTGGCAAGTTGGACATGTGAAGGCTAGTTTTCTTAATTTTTCCAGAACTACACCAAGTTTTTGTGTTTCGATTTTTCCCATTTTTTTCACCGTATGACTTTATGGGTGACTGTGTATTTAAGGGTTGTCATTCACTTTGTCACACATATATTTAAATAAAAATTCGGCTATAATTATGTTCAAAAATATGGATGGTGACTTTATGCAGGATGATAAAGTGCTTACAAAGCTTTCGCAAATAACCGTTCAAGCCACTATACGCCGAAGAAAAACCGGGAAACATAAAGGAAAAACATATTTTGTTTATTACATCACATTAGAACCCTACATCATGGACCTACTTGGATTAGAACCCGGTGAAGACATCATTCTCACTATTCGAAGAAAAGAACCCGGTGAACAAGGAACCGAAAAAACCCTACACCTAAAATTAGATAAGGGGGAATATGAAATTGAAGAAGGTTGAAGAAGGAAAAACAACCGGTGAAAAATTAGTAGATCTTTTTTCTAAGATTTGGGAAGCCCTAGAAGAATTACAAAACCGCGGCATACCGAAACGGCTTTTAATACTTTATATTCAGGACAAAACCAAATTACCTAAACGGGATATTCTGAAAGTTTTAGACGCAATTCTAGACTTTAAAAACGAGTTCCAAAGAGAGTGAAACAAAATATGAGACTTGAAGAAATTTGGAGAAAAGATAAAGAAAAAGAGAAAATCTTAGAGAATGCAGAGAAATTTATTGAGAAAAATGCTACATTAGTGGATGTTACGGTTCATTATAAATGGCATGGAACATATATTACTTTTTGGATTTTGGAAGATGATGAAGAATTTGTTGGAAGATTACAGAGACAGTTAGATAAACGGTTTGGAAAATATTGGAATGCCGATCCTTCTCCTAATAGAATAAAAATAACTGTCGAAACAGATATTATAAAAATGAAGAAAGAGAGTGAAAGTAATGTTGAAGGAAATTAGGAAAATGAAGAAGTGTCCTACTTGTGGCCAAACTGTGGTGAAAGGATATTATCAGATGATTTGTGATGAATGTGGGAAGATCATAGATGAAGGTGAAGTTATACAAGCCGATTACATTGAAGTTGTTTTTTTCCTTGAAAACAATGAACAAAAAGAGTTTGATTTTTGTAATTGGGAATGTTTCCGCCGATTCGTTAAAAAACATAAACCCCCGGAAGGATTTGACTTTGTAACCCTTTACACGATCAATAAGCACAATTATAGAGAGTTTTTAGCTATTTTGAAGGATGGTGACGTAAAATGATTATTTCACGACATAAAACCAACCGACATAAATTTGTAAACGCGAAAAGAACCATTTAGCCGGAAGTTGGTGAACCACCATGAAACCGGAAGATCTTGAAGTCTTAGGAAAAAACGCAAAAAACATATTCAAAAAAGGAGATAAGGTAGTTTTATCAGTTCACGGATACAAAATATTCTACAACAAAAAACAAAGGCAAAGACGGCAAATTGGAACCGTGATCGGGTTTAGCCGTAGACACCCGCATTGTGTAATAGTTCAATGGAACGGGCTTAAACAACCTGAAACCCTAGCCTTTTGGTTTATAGAGTTATCAGGGGATGAAGATGAATAAAAAAATAAAATTAAGACACATAAGTTCCGAAAAAGTTGAAAAAAAGAAAAAAGAATATCTAAAATCAATAAAAAGAAAAAGCCCATTGAAACTTGAAATAAAAATAAAAGACATAAACGAATTGAATCCTGCATCTGAAAAAGCCCTTTATCTTTTTTTGGCATGTGAATCCCGTAAATGGGATGTAGCAAAACAATATCTCAAAGAACTAAAAGAAGAACTTGAAAACCCCGGGTTAAAAAAATTCTTTAAAAAATCTAAGGGGGGTTGAAAATGAGTAAGGAAATAGATTTCTTAAACGATTTTCTAAATAAAATCAAAGAAATTTTAGATGACTATGCCGCTAAACGGTTTTTCAAGGAAATAAGAATGGAAGAATGTTCTTTAACATCTAGTAATTTTTCGTTTGTCTTAACGTTAAGGTTTGTTTGTACTAAGCGGAAAGAAGGTGTAAAAAGTGAGTGAAAAATGGTTTGAAGAAATCAAGATGAAAAAATTTGTTCCGGGTAGTATGTGTCCTTTTCTTGTGGTCCGCCGTGATTTATACGGTAATGTCAAATATTTTTGTACGTTTAGTGGATCAGATGAATGCGGCTATGTTTTTAATCATATTGTTTGGTGTCCTATCAGGGATCGAATAGAACGTGAAATAAACGCCGGTCACCGGGAATGGAAGCCTAAAATCCATAGAAGGGGGGAAATAGTTGGCTAGATGTAATAATATTATATTTTTTAATAGTGAAAAAGCCCGTAAACATCTTCTTGAAAAAGGTTACGTTTATACTTTAAGGTTTCCACGGCGTACGGGTAAAGGAAAAGCAATAAAAGGAAACAATTCCAACCGGGAATTCCTATGTTTCGTCTATATAACTTTCATAAAGAAAATCAAGGATCCAAAGGAACTAGAACCCTATGTAAATGAATCAGGTTTCAATAGTGTAGATGAATGGGTTAATGAAGTTAAACGGTTTCACGGCGGTTTTTACGCCCGATACCTCTACAAAGTTAAGATTATCCCGCCCGGCCGCTATTATCGCGGTAGAAGAAATAAAATTCAATATGTGGATTGAAAAGACATGAAAAATAAAGATGCCGAAAAAATCCATGAAGCTATGAAAAAACTTGAACTTGTTTTATTATTGTTTGGAATTGAAATAAGGGAGGTGAAAAATGGAAATGAGAGTTAAAACGGTTAAATATGAGCGGCTTTTCAGTTTTGAAAAATATCAAAACCATAGAATCGGTTTTGAAGTGGAACTTAATGAACATGATGATGAAGCGGCGATTCTAGGGGAATTGTACTTTAAAGTTCTTGGTTTACATACGGCCCTTGAAGTTCACCGTAAATTGATGGAAGTAAGTTTTGAGTTACCGCGTAAGATTTCATCGGTAGCTGAGAAGCTTCGTAGGGTTAAAGAAGATTTAGCGGAGATTGAAGCGGCTAGATCTAAGTTGAAACATGTGGAAGATGAAGAAGAACGTTATCAATTAGCTTGTAAACTGAAAACCGAGAAGTCACTTCAAAGAAATAAAATAGAGTATGAAGATGAACTTGATGAACTCACGGAACTACAAAAAGAAGTAGATAAAGCTATTTTAGAAACAAGGAAACTTATTTTGAGCGGTGATTTCGAAGAAGTCTTAGAACGGTACAAAGATCTATTGGAACAATCCACGGGGATAATCAGTAGCTACTACTATTAATTTTTATTTATTTAATTAACTAATTAATGGAGATGATGAAATGTATAAATTAAATCTTCATGTCGAATTTCCGCAAAAAAAGAACCCTCATTCCATGCCGAAAATACCGGTTGTCTGCAGGGGTTGCGGCTATGTTTTAGGACACGTTTATCTTTGGAATTGGGAAAAAGAAGTGAAATTTTATCTTAATTCTCGGTGTCCACGGTGTCACCGGCTTCTACGAAACCCTAAACCCGTAGTAGAAATAAAAAATAACGGAGATGGAAACAATGGGAAAAAACCGTAAACCGATTTACAAGCTTGTTTCCGTTTTTCCGCCTAGATTTGAACCTGTGCGGGAAGGGCTTTGGGACCAAATTATCAAATCCAATAAGTTAGTTATCACTTATATTAATCCGTGGTTCTTTTTGGTTCACCGAATCTATGAAAAAATCATAAACTATGTTTACGATAAATGGAATAGAAAAGGGGCCGGAATCGTGGAAAAAATGTTGAAACCGTTACGTTTTATTTGTTTCCAAATAATTATCCGATCAAAAGCCAGAATAATAGAAGAAATGTATGAAAAAAGTGAAGGTGATAAAAATTAGTTCAGCGGGTTTTTCCGAACCAATTCCGGAAAGCTATTTTCACTACAAGATCTATGTTATGAGTAGTTCCGGGACCAATTTGTGGTATGATTTTTATGAATTGAAGATTAAACGCGTTAAAAACGAAACGGGAGGTAGATAAAAATGCCTTTTTTTAAATGTATAATCTGCGGGAAAAAATATTGGGAAGTTATTGATCTTAAACCTCATATATGTGCTAGTTGTATCGAAAAAATGAAGCCAAAACCAGAAAATAATTATGAAAGTAAAAATGTAGGGGTTGGTTAAAAAATGGAAATTGTAGATATTAGGGATTATTGTTTTGTTATTTGTTTTTCTTCGCGGTTTAATTGGTTGGCTTCTTTGAAAATGGCGGTTTGTGAAGTATTGTCCAAAATTTTTGTACCAATCATCAAAAAAATAAGTGGAAATAATCAACTACCTTGGTTGATTAGCTTTTTCAATGTTTTCGGTGATGTAATAGAAATAAAGGAAATCACACCAAAAAAACTTTTTTTGCGAAAAGGGAGATGAAAAAAGAAGGATTGGGTAGAAATGGATAAAATGAGTATTGAGTATTTTAGGGCTTTGTATTCTGAGAAAAATAGTTTTTGCTATTGGTTTCCCCGAGTGGCCCATCTGGTTCCTACGCCTAGATCTATCATTGTTCCGTTTGAAAAAGAAAAATATTCAATCTACAACATGTTTGAAGACGCAAGTGTGTTTGATTCATTTGTTAAAAAACTTGTTAAAATAATTTGGATTAACAATTTTAAGTACCCGGTTTTTATGAGAACCGATTATTTCAGCGGTAAACATCATTTTAAGGAAACATGTTTTGTGGAAAGCCCGGAAAAACTGAAACTTAATCTTTTACGGTTATTGGATGAAAGTTTAGCCGTAAGTTTGTTCGGTTTACCTGTGAATGCTATTGTTATCAGGGAATATGTTGAACTTGATTGGAAGTTTAAGGCGTTTAATGGGTTGCCGATAGCACCGGAACGAAGATATTTCATCAGGGATGGGAAAGTTCAATGTCATCATCCTTATTGGCCGGAAGACGCCATAAAATTTTGGGAAAAAGGCTACGTACCGCCGGAAGATTGGCGGGAAAGACTATACCAGATGAATATTGAACATCCAAGGGAAGTTAAATTGTTGACTTCTTACGCCGCGAAAATAGCTAAAAAATTGGATGGATATTGGAGTGTTGATTTCGCGAAAACAAAAACGGGAAAATGGCTTTTAATCGACATGGGGTTAGGTGAAGTTTCATGGCATCCGAAAACATGCCGATATCAAAAATAGTTTATTGGTTAAGTTGGCAAGTAGGCCGTAAACTAAATGTTGAAGATCTCCCGTTTTCCATAACGATAATAGATTTCAAAAATCTACCGGACCAGAAACAAGAAAAAATCTTTAAATTCTGCAGAAAACATAACTTAAAAGCCATCTACACCGGATGGTTCCTAAAAGATCTAACAATAATTCTAAGGTGAAATACTTGTTTTCTGGATTTCTTACCTACTTTTTGAAAAGGGACCTGTGTCGCGAAGGGTTGGTAAGAATTTTTCTTGTTTTCAATGTAACAAGAATGTACTTTGTAAACCTCATTTCCTGTGGAACCGATATGTTATTATATTATAATTGTTTTATAAGAGTTAATTAATTAATTAATTAGATGACTTGGGTGAAATATGATGGTTAGGCCTAGAAAATGGAAGGCGACAAAAACAACTTCAATCTTGTTGTATGAAGAATACGATGAAATCTACAAAAAAGCCGAAGAACTCGCAAAACGAGAGTTCAACGGTTCTTTTAGCCAATTAATAGCCCACGCATTAAAAGAATACATAGAACGCCACTACCCCGGTAATCCTCAGATTCCTATCACCGGTTTTATGCCGGGGAAAATGGAAAAAGATCTTCTTTTCAAACTTGAAGCTAAACTTATCAGGAACAAGTTGAAAAACATTTTAGGGGTTTTGAAAAGAGATCCTCGGGACGATTTAAAACGTGAAATATTAGAAGTTAAACTTCCTGAAGTTCTCAGTAAAGCTATCAAAATCATGCAAAAATATAAAAGTGAAGAACTAAAACAACTAATAGAACAAACAAAAAAATATATAGATGAATTAGAATGAAATCGGCCACGGTGAAAGAAGACTACGCATTTTACTATCGATGTCCGAAATGCCGTATAAGCTATCCACTAATAATAGCTGAGCGGCTAGGATTTAAATGCCGAAAATGCGGCGGGGATCTTCGGCCCGTACATGAAAAGTAACAATAGTAACAATAGTAACAATATACCTAAAAGTAACAAAAAGAAGAAAAACCTTATAAGTAACAATAGTAACAATATACCTAAAAGTAACAATGTGATGAATATGCCGAAAAAACCCAAAATCGCGGAATTCAAAAAAGGTGATATGGTCCTGAAAATCTACGACAAAAAAATACTAGATGAAATTCTAAGAAAATTCTTTTCCGATCAACTAAAACCACCGGAGACTAGTCAAGTTGAAATGTCACCTAAAGGTGACACAAAAAATGACTAGTCAAAAACCAGAAAAGTTACAAAAGTCACAAAAGGAAGAAAAGTACCAATATACCCAAAAAGAAGAAAAGGAAGAAAAACCCCAAAAGGAACAAAAAGAAGAATATACCCATAAGGAAGAAAATCCCGAAAAAGAAGAAAAGGAACTTTCGGAAGAAGAAAAACGCGATTTTTGGAAAAAGGTTAAAGATTTACCCGGCTATAAAAAACGCGGCTACACAACTTTAGGGGACATGAAACGTTTAGGCCTTATTATTAGTGATAAAACCCCTGAAGAACTAGATGAAATCGAAGAAGAAGGATTAACCCGCGGAAAACAAGAAAAACAAGAAAAAGATTAACCTACCCGGCCAAGGTAGGTCCATTTCTTTTTTCCATTCACGCCAACAACATGGTACAAATAGGGACCATGGGGACATCCACGGCAATTTTTTCCACAAGTCACATATTTTACTACGAAACATCCCCCGCGGCTTCTACGGCTAAAACCGCCATATTCACCGCGTTCCCTTCTTTTTTCCTTTTCTATCAAGGCTTCCTTCAACAATTGAACCAAATCAAATATATCATCTAAAACCCTTTTCATCTGCAATAGCTTGGCTTCATGTTCCGCGTAGACGTTTAAAGCCGCCATCTCCCCATCTTTGGCGGCTTCAATGATTTTTTGGTATATTTCCCGTAGCCATTCGAATTCTTCTATTTTTTCTTCCACTAACATGTTCATCACCATGACATAATTATGGTCATAATCATATATAAATCTTACCTACCAAACATGAACCATAACGTGGTTGGAACGGTAGGTAAGAATTTCAGGTCCACGCCGCAACCCAACAAAACAAGTCAAAAACATGTTTTCAATTTTAAGTAAATTTAAATATAATTTAAGTCATATTTTAGACAAACTTATTGTAAAAAGGGGATACTATGAGTTTTTTATCTAAGATAAGGAAAATTATTAAACGTAATAGTGGTCCCCGTGAACGTCAAAAGGGGGTTGTTTCAGCGGCTTACCGTAATGTTCCCGGTGTTTTCCAAGGATCCAAAAAGAAAAGTAAACGCAGGGCCATTTATGTTCAATGGTTTTGGAACGCCCCTTACGGTCAACCGCGAAACGTAAACATTCTTGAACTACGGGAATACGCTCAATCTACGTGGTGTCAACTTTGCATAAACACTTTAATCGATGAAGTTACAACCGTAGATTGGGATATTGTTCCGAAACGGCCGGAAGACGCTGAAAACGAAGTTGTCCTTCAACATTGCCGCGAAGTACGGGAATTTTTCGAGAAACCTAACCTAAACGATGAAAGCTTTGAACAAATACTTAGGCAAGTTGTAAGAGACATTTTAGAGATAGACGCCGGGGTAATCGTAAAAACATTTGAAAACGGAAAAATGACCGAGTTCTATAGTGCGGATGGTGCAACTTTTCTTAAAGACGTAGATGAATACGGTGTTGTCCGCGGCTACTACCAATATAGCTTAAAGGTCCCTAACGCTAAGCCAATTTACTTCACGGACCGCGAAATAGTTTACATCATGCAAAACCCGCGAAGCTATAGTTGTTACGGTTTTTCCGCGGTTCAATACTTAATGTCAATTCTAAAAACTTTAATTGCAAGTATGGAGTGGAATGAAACCTATTTCTCGGAGTCAGCGGTTCCATCAGGGCTTTTAGCTTTACTCGGTATAAGTGAAGAAGACTACCGCCGCTTCGTAACCTATTGGGAAACTCAAATAAAAGGAAAACCCCACAAACTTCCAATCGTATCAACAGACGTTAAATGGATCCCATTCAGCATGTCAAACAAAGAACTTCAATTTCTCGAAAGCCAAAAATGGTACACTAAACTTGTTATGGCCGCTTTCAAAGTCACACCAAACGAGTTAGGGTTCACGGAAACCGTTAACCGGGCCACGTCAGAAGAACAAAGCGAAGTCTTTCGAAGAAAAGGCCTAGGACCACTATTAAGATTATTGGAGTATCATATTAACGCGGAAATTATACCTGAATTCGGGTACGATGATATTAAGTTTCAGTTTGCACCCGGCAAGGACCGGTTTGAAGAAGAACGTCAAGTAAACATATGGGTTAAACAACTTCAAGCCGGGCTACGTACAATCAATGAAATTAGAAGGGAAATGGGCCTTGAACCCGTACCATGGGGAAATGAACCTTTTCACCCGGCCTTATTTCTTCAACAAAAACAACAACAACAAGAAGGCCCCCCGGAACTTCAATTCACAATACCATCTACCCAAACAAAAACAAAAGCTTTAACATCAAGTAGCCCCCTTGTTCCGAAACCTAAACAACAAGTAAAACCTATCGTGGTTGGCTACGATGATTTCTATAAGCTTCCCAACCCCGCGACAAAACAAAACGATCCACGCACCATAAACGTGGATCAATACGAAGACTATTTCCTGAACGAACTTAAAATTCTTTTTAATAAACAAGCCCAAGAAATCATTAATCTTCTTAAACAAGAAAAAACCGCCGCCATCATCATGGAAAAAGACGTTAAAGTTTTCCGCGACATCTTGGAAAAACTTTTCACAACACATTTAACACAGTTCAAAGATCTACTTGTAAAAATGATCCGCCGGGGCCTTGAAATCGGCGGCAAAAAAGCATTCAAAGAACTTAAACTAGAAATAGACTTCGACCTTCAAGATCCACTAGCAGAACAATATATTCAAACATACGTAGATCTACTAGCTTCACAAAAATACCGCCAAGTAAAAGAACGAATCCGCGAAGTACTAACCGAAGGAATCCGCCAAGGCCTTAGCATAGATAAACTTGGAGACATGATTCAACAAGAATACGAACCGCTAACAACATGGGAAGCCGAAAGAATAGCTAGAACCGAAGCCATCCGGGCCACAAACATGGGCCGCCTAATAGGATACAATCAATCCGGCATGGTTAAAGCCAAACAATGGATCGTAACATGGGATGACCGGCTATGTCCCGATTGCCTTGAAATGGCCAACCAAACCGTACCCCTACTAGCTAAATTTATTCATCCAAGTTTCGGCCAAGTCGACACACCACCCTTACACCCAAACTGTCGATGTACCATTGTCCCCGTGTTAAAAGAATCAGTTATTCAGGTAGGAGACAAATACATCAACATAAATAAAACCGAGAAAATCCTTGAAATAGAAAAACGATTCGGTGACAACATCTACAATATTTTGAAAACAAAATACATAGATGAACGTAAATCCACGCGGACAATAGCAAAAGAACTAAACGTAACACATCCATTCGTAATAAAATGGCTAAAAAAATGTCAAATCCCCTTACGCAACAACCTAGAATGGAAAAACCACAAAAATAGGAGATAAAAATGAAAAACCACATATATAACCCAACCCTGAAAGAACTCATAAAAACCATTGAAAAACAAGGATACATCATCTACATAGACAACAACAAAACAATGCACATATACAAAAGAGGTAGTTAAAATGACATGGACGGAAATAAAATGTGAAAAATGCGGGAAACTTATCGCCCTTGTTTCTGACGAATTCAATATAATACCTGATGATCCCTATGTTTGTCTATCATATTTATGTAATGAATGCATAAAAAAACAAAAAGATGAATAACCATGTCATTCAGCTATCTTCAACACTTAACACTTATGGAAAGAACCTTAAACGAAATCAAAAAACAACTAAATGCAAGAAACATACGACAAGCATTAAAAGAAACCAAACAACTACAAAAACAACTAGAAAAACTCATAGAAAACATATACACATACTTCGACAAACCATAAAAGATAGTAAAACCCAATAACACTTCTTAAATTTCTTTCGGTCACCCTAAATATATAGGATGATAACTATGACCAACAAAAAACTAGTATACTTACGATTAAAATACGCTTTCACAAACAAACTAATATCATGGAAAACCGAAAAAACAAAACTAACACTAATCTTCGAAAAACCACTACCACTAGAACTAGAACAAGAAATAACAAGCCACATAAAAGCAATACTAAACCCCCCAAAACACATACCCCTACAAATCTTACCAACCAAACCCCCAAACAACACACCCAACAAAAGTAGGTAAGAACCACAACAACCACCCTTTACAAACATCAACCCAAAACCCCTATTTTTAACTTAAGTTAAGTTTATTGGGCTTGTTTGTTTAACTTAAATGTGGTTTTCGGGGGGTGGTAATCTGGTTTTTCGGCGTTTTTTCCGTAAACTATTTTTATTTAGCCGGTTATTTTGTTAGTTAGCTAATTTAGGGGTTTAATGCTATGTCAAGTGAAGTCATTGTTTTAAATAAGGATTTCAAAGCCCATTTACCTATTGATTTTTTCAAGGTTCTTGATGAAGAACAAAGGATTATTGAAGGCTACGCTACTACTGAAACCGTGGACCGCGAAGGGGAAGTAGTTACCCGTAAAGCTATTCAAGAAGCCTTAGAAGAATACAAAGCTTTCCCAACAATCAGGTACATGCATGAACGTAGGCCCATTGGAAGGGCCATAGACATGAAACTTGACCACCGCGGCCTATACGTAAAAGCAAAGATCTTTAAAGGGCCGAGAGACGCGGAAGAAGCTTGGAGTCTAATTAAACAAGGCGGGTTAACGGCTTTTTCAATCGGTGGACGGGTTCTTGAAGCCCGTTCGGTTTTCGACAAAACTTTGAACCGGCATATCCGGAAAATAACGAAAATGCAACTCTTAGAAATCAGTTTAGTAGACATACCGGCTAACCCCGAAACCCTGATACAAGTACTTAGAAAAAGCCTAGGGGGTATTGAAACGCAAGAAGACATGCAAAAAGAAGATAGTTGTAAAGCAAGGTACGTTAATCCAGATGGAACCTTCAAAAACGGGTTTGATGGATGTGTAGCGTATATGATGAATTGCCGCGGGTTAAAACGGGAAAACGCGGAACGTCTATGTGCTTGGATCGGCCGTAAAACCGGGAAAATCCCCGGGAAAGCAAAAGACACCGCACCCGTAGAACTCAAAGTTCTAAGCCCCGAAGAAGAAAACCTTCTTGTAAACTTTATTTTGGAGTGTGAAAAAATGGAAACAAAAGGAGAAAAACCTGAAATAGAAAAACAAGAAGATATTCGGGCCGCAATAGAACAACTAAGTGAACGCATAGCTAAAATTGAAAAAGCCATTGAAGGGCTAACCAAAGAACCTGAAGAAACTAGTGAACCTGAGAAATCTGAGAAAACCGGTGAACCTAAAGAAAACGAGTTAGCGGAAATAGTGAAGAAAACCGTGGAAGAAGAACTTAAACGTCTTAAAATACCTTTTAGAAAAGCCCTTAAAGAAGAAGCTTCAGACGCAGGGAAAGAAAAACCCCATGAAGAAGGCCCGTTAAAAACCTTTCTATATAAAAGATATGGAGTTGAGGAGTGAAAAGAAATGGCAAGTTTTGGTGCAATATCAGATAATTTCCTAAGTGACCTAGCCTATGAACTTTGTTTTAAAGGCCTACACGATGGAACCGTATACTACGATATGTGGCGTGGCGTAGATAGACGCCCTGAAATCGCAAAACAACTAGAAGCCGATCTAGAAAAAGCCTACACACTTAGCACCGTAGCCACAATAATACCAATCTACGTAGATCCCGAAATCATAGACTTAACAAAGCAAAAAACACCGTTCCTAACCACGGTTAGAAGGGTAACCAACCGTGGGAAAGCCGCAGTATACAACAAACTAACCGCGAAGCCAACCGCAGAATGGTTAGCGGAAGACGCCGCCCTATCCGAATCAGATACCACATACACACAGGCCACCGCCAACATCAAATTTCTATACTCGGTTGGCCGTTTAACCGGCCCCGCAATGGCCGCTTCAAAAGAATACATAAACGCCCTTCAACAAGAAATCAAAGTTCACACCGAAGCTTTACGGTTGAAAGAAGAAAAAACCCTTCTAAGGGGAACAACTAATTCAGGTGATGACACAGCTATCTACGATTACAATGCAAACGGCTATGACGGTTTACTGAAACAAATAACCACAAATGTTACAAATAACAGCGGGACAACTGAAATAAGTGTAGCCGCTATACGTGACGCAATTAGATCCGCTATTGAAAACGGCGGAGATCCAAACCTATGTGTAACCGATTGGAGAACCTTTAACAAAATAAAAAGCCTACTACAATCAAGTATAACCTATATGGATGTTTCAGGAACCCTGAACTACGGTATTCAAGCAATCAACTTTGATGGTATTCCGATTATGCCTTGCCGTAACATGCCTAACACCGCTCAGAAACGTGTTTTCTTGGTTTTAGACATGTCTGTGATTGAACTCAGAGTTCTACAAGACGTAGTAATGCAGGAACTCGCAGTAACAAACGATTCCAACAAGTTCATGGTAAAAGTCTACGAAGTAGGAATATGTAAAGCGGAACAATTCTGTGCTAAAATAATAAACTTACCATAGGAGTGTGATAAAAAATGGCGGAAGTAACAAATAAAGAATCTAAAGTAATTTCCCCGCATTTGGGAAAATATTGTGTTTACGTTAAGGGGACAAAAGCCGCTCAAAACGACACTTTAACCGTAAGTGAACTATCAAGCATAGACGTAGCCATCCTAGTTTGTGCTAACGCCCTAGAAACCTACAGTACTTCGGGGAACGTTATAACTTTAACTTCAACTAACACGGGAACCGTAGCGGGAATCGTAATAGGAGATAAATAAAACCAAGGTGATTAAAACATGGGTAAGAAATGGATTTTCCGTAGTGAAGGAAAAAACGAAATAGCTAGGCCAACACCGGACAAAGTTTTTTACTTTAAGGACCATAAGATTGTGGTTACAAGTGAAGAAGACGCCCGGCTTCTACGTCAAATGGGTTACGAAGAAGTTACGGAAGAAGATGAACTTGTTGTTCCCCCGGAAATTGAAAAGAAAATTGAACCCGGCATTTTGAAAGCCTTAAAGAAACTTGCTAAAACAAGTAAAACGGCCGCTGAAACAATTCTTAAAACCTTAATAAAACAAATCGAAGCACCTTACGCACCGGAACTAGAAAAATTAACCGAAGAACTTATAGGGGAAGAAAAGCCTAAAACAAAAACTAAAGTTTTTGTTTGTCCCGTGGAAGGATGTGGAAAGAAGTTTACAAGTAAAAAAGCCTTAGATCTTCACATGAAAACCGCACACGGAAAATAAAGGGAACAATGGTAGCTACGGTACTTTTATCCGAAACCTTTTTTTGGTAAAACAATACGTGAAGGAAGTTTTTAAATGGCAACAAAAACTTACAAAACTAAAAGCCCGTTATTTAGCTTAAAAAAGCCAAATTATTCAAGTAAAAATAAAATCTACAAAAAAAGATAGGGGCCGTAAACTAAATGGTAGACTATACAACTCAATCAAACATAGAAAACTACTTGAATATCACGTTTAACCAAAACCCCGATCCAACATTGGCCCTGATGATAAGTCATTGTAGTTCTTTGATAGACGCGTATTGTAACCGCGATTTCACGCAACACACCGGGGAAGTAGAATACCATGACGGCCTTGGAAAAGGCCATAACACGATTATTTTAAGAAATTACCCGGTTCTAAAAGTCACTTCGGTGAAAGAAGACGGAACATTGTTAACGGAAACCGAAGAATACGTTTGGTATGAAGACGGCCGAATAGTGAAATGCAGTAACGGCTATATTGATCCTAAAAACGTTTATTGGAAAGCTAAAGCCAAAGTCATCGAAGTAACCTATGATTACGGTTATACTTCGGTTCCCGCGGAAATAACAACAATATGCACCCATGTGGTAATCGAATGGTTGAAACGGTGGGCTTTCAAGTTCACGGAAATAGGATCCGCGGACAACATAAGCCTATCAGGTGTTTCAATTAACTTTAAGGAAATCGAAATTTTACCGGAATGGGCTATGAAACGTTTAAACCGATATAAAAAAGTCTTAGCGGGGATAATATGACCATATTGGATCATTTTATTAATCAGAACGGTGTAACCGTAACCCATAGAAAAGTGGCTTCTGTGGTTTACAATGAATACGATGAAATAGATACAAGTCAAACAACTTACACCGATACATCAATTAAAATCTTTGTGATTCCAACTAAAACCCATAAATTTGAACATCGATTGGAAGGTAAAACAAGTGTTCCCGGGGATCTTGAAGCCCTTGTTCCAAGCACCGTGACCGTAAACGAAGGTGAACAAATAATCTACAATGGAGACACCTATAAAATAGAGTCTAAAACTGTGATAACCTACGCGGGAACAACCGTAACAAAAATAACCTTGAAAAGGAAGCTAACATAATGGCCCTTGAAATAAAAACAAAAATAAAAATAGACTTAGAAAAACTAAACCAGAAAATCAAACGGAAAATCACAACTATTTTGATGGCCGCCGGTTACCTCATAGAATATGACGCGAAAAATCTTTGTCCGGTTGACACAGGGCGGCTTCGGGCTTCTATTCACACGGAACCCGTAGATTGGAACATGGTTAAGGTTGGTACTAATGTTGTTTACGCGAGGGCCGTGGAATACGGTACCGTTCCACATTGGCCGCCAATAGAACCACTTAAAAGATGGGCTAAACGACACGGATTACCGGAACAAGCCGCCTACGCTATTCAAGCAAGTATCGCAAAACACGGAACCCAACCGCAACCTTTTATGACACCCGCGTATATGATGAACCGTGGAAAAATTAAAAAACTGATTAGAAAAGAGATTCGAAACCTGATTAAAGAATCTAAAACATAGTTATATATTTTTACATGTATATTTTTGTTGAATTTCAACTTGTTTTTGATTGATAAATGTCGAAATCTTTAAATACTTATTTTTACGTTCTTGTTACATAGAAAATAAGAAATTCAAGTAGGGGTAACTTAAAGTGTCCATCACCGTGACATGTCCAAAATGCCACCACGTATTCGAAGTAAACGTAGCCGGTTTACGGAAAAAACGGTTACAAGAGATTTTCAGCTATGTTTCCGCACATAAACCAACCGTAAAACAAGCGGTAAAATGGATTATGAAAGAATACGGTGTAAAAAGAAACAAAGCAATCGAATACCTAAAACACTTAGAAGAAACCGGTTTCATAAAACTAAGCATTCTAAACGGCTACCGTCTATACCCCGCACAAACCACATTAAAACCTAACTTTTACCCTAACCAAAAACAACATTAATCAGCAACTTTTTAACTTCATTTTCTTACCAACTCTTTGAGAACCATGAACATCACCAAAAGGTTGGTAAGAAACCGCATCGAAACCTTAAAATCATCTAAAACAATTTAGAAATTTTTGAAAATGTCTAATATGTTTTGGGCGGTGGGTTTATATATGTCGTATGATGAACTTAAAAACTCTCATTTACTTACGCCGAAAGAATTTCAGTTTTTTTCTGATTGTATGAGTTTTTTCTTAGGGGAAATGGAAGAACCGTTTGAAAAACTAAGCTTCAAAGAACAAGTAGAAGTTATGAAAAATAATTGTCCCTTCCCTAAATGTAAGTTATGTGAAAAAGTCTTGGAATGGATAAAAAAGAAAAGTTAACGTAAAGATTGGGCTATGAAAAATATTTGATCCGGCCCATAGTTTTCATGAACCTTGTAAGCCTTAAAAATCTCAATTTTCCCACTACGTTTTATTCTGATTATTATCTCGGTCCACCGTGACAACCTATTGTAAGTATAAATGATAAAACTAGTAGACTTAGGATGTTCCTGAAACCATTTTAACATTTGATCCACGATCTCCGGGTACCTAGCCAACACTTGATCGAAAAACTCCTTATTACCCTTATATAACCGGGGCCGCTCCAAAGCAAAATTCATAATAGCTTTTTCAAGTTTCCTTTTGAACCCCAAGCCGATCTTAGACAACTTCATCACCTACTTTTCGTATTTCTACAGGTTCCGGCCAATTTTCGAACATCTTTTTTACATATTCCGCGTCTTTCTTTGTTTTTACATATATTTCAAAAACACACTCATCACCATCATAGACATCAACGATGACTCCTTCTTTTCTTAACTTTCTAATTTTTTCCCAATCTTTTTTAGATAAAATCATTTCCCCAAGCCAAAGACTAACTATATATTTTGCTTTCTTTTCATTATTAGTCAATTTCAACCCACTCCTCGGGTTCTTTTTCTAGAAACTTTGTTATTGATTTAGGTATCCAAAAGGCTTCAGGACATAGTTTATCTCGCGGCGGTATTCCTAAAAACGGCCTAAACAAAAAAGCTTTTTCCGTCTCTTTTTCAATCTTTCCTTTATATATCACTCTATCTTTTCCTTTTCTAGCTTCGATTCCGGTAGGTGTTAAAGCGGCATAGTACATAAAGCCGCTTTTTCTTACAAACCACACCGGTAGACTTATGATTTTTATTTTCCCTTCCATCTTCATCACCTTACTTACATATATACCTTATATTATATATAAACCTTATGGTATATAGATAAGATATTAAACAATTATTGAAACAAATAATAACTTTCCTAAAGCTAATTTTCTTACCTACTCTTTGATGATGATCATGCGGGTTAAAGGGTTGGTAAGAAGTTCGGGTTAAAGTGGTAACTAACCGAAAAAAACCTTTTTCCACATCCCTTAAATATTTAGAGCGGCTATTTTTAGTTGATCGGCTACGTAAGGCCGATTGTCTAAGCCCGGTTGGGTGTTTTGTTATGTCGGTTGGAAATAGTACAATTGTCCATGATGTTGTTATTTTCATAAGAGATCTACTTAGAAACAATCTTACCGATCCCAAGGATCCCCGGCCGTCTGATAAAGCCCCGTTTGTTATGACAAGTTACCCTGAAAAAGGAACAATCTACTATCCTCATGTTATTGTTTATCAAGCCGCGGGTTACGGTAGCCGTTTAGGTGTAAATGCCACTTTTTTTAAATATAATCAGCGGCTACGAATCGATATTTTAAGCAATTCCGCTAAAGAACTTGATGAACTTACCGATCAAGTAATTTACCAACTTAGAAACCAGATTTCTTCAATTAATGATTACGGGATTTGGAATCTTCAAATAGTAGGTTTCCACATGAATCCGCTACCTTTAGCGGAAAAACCTTACCGTAAAACTGTGGAAATCGAGTGTTTCGTATATCCAACTCCATAGGTGAACTTGAAATGAAAAAACTGAAAATAAAATTGAAAGAAGGAATACTTCACTACGGAGACGCCTATTTAGACATACATGAAGGCGAAATATTAGAAGTACCGGATAATTGGCATATAAAACAACTAATTCAAAAAGGAAAAATCGAGATCGTAAAAGAAACTAAAAAACAAGAAAAGGAGAGAACTAAAACATGACTGACTATATTGTAGGCGGATGGCAAATAAGCTACGGAAAAGAAACAACCCCTTACACCGAAACTACACCGGACCAATGGATCGGAATATGTCCCGGCGGCGTTTCACTTAAAGAAAAACGCCCCGTAAAACAATACTACCATTCAGCGGAAAGAGATCCACTTCTACAAAGCCTAGGAAAATACGTCTACCCGTTTAGCTTCGAATACTATCCGCAAAACGGAAAATTCCTAGTAATGGCCCTAGGATCCGTAACCGATTCAGGATCCGGCCCATACACACATACAATAGATGTAGCCGATCAGCTACCAACATTCACATTTGAAGCCGCTATCCCCGGGGCCAACTTCGTGCGGCGTTACATAGGTTCTAAAATAGATAAAATCACCGTAACCGCAAGTGAAGACGATGATCTGAAAATATCGGTTGAAGCCCATTGTGCAAGTATCGCAAAATACACTTCGGCCACATCAGTCACCCAAGACACCACGCAACCCTACAAATTTGAACAACTAACATTTACTTTGAACGCGGCAACCGTGGCAATAGTTAAATCGTTTTCATGGGGCCTTGCAAACAATGTTAAACCAAAATATCACAGCGGTTCAAGTAGCCCAACCTATCTAACGGAAGGAAGACGGTCAAACGATCTAGCAATTGAAATAAACCCGGAAGACGCCACGTTTTGGGACAATTGGAAAAACCAATCCCCAACATCTCCAATAGATGGAAACGCATTGTTTACAAGGGGAACCGGTGACACAATTAAATTTGTTTGGTCCGATATTCTTTACGAAGAACCCGGCTTTGAACTACCTGAAGAACCCGGTGAATACCTTCAGAAACTCGTGTTAAAACCAAGGACATGTCAAATCATAGTAGTAGACAACATAGCAACATATTAAAGGTGAAAAACTTGGAAAGAAAAGCCTTTATCGAAATTCCAACCGAAAAAATCACAATCGGAGACGTAACTTTCACAATCCGCGGCCTAACTAAAATAGAAAAGGACCGCATAGACTATAAGTGTATTAAAAAAGAAATCAACCAGAAAACCGGTGAAATAAAACTTTTAGACGCAGATCCAAACGAAGCCCGAATATTAAGAATCCTTAAATGTGTACGTAAAAACGGGAAACCACTTACAAGACAAGAAATAGAAGGAATAGAAACCGAAGACGGGAAAATCAAAGTGTTAGCCGGATGGGTTCTTGAAATACTTGACAAAAAAATCATAGAACTAAGTGATCTTACCCCGGAAGAAAAAAAGGGGTTTGGCGTGGCCTTGACGGCTACCCGATCAGAAACCCCGAAACCGCAAAGCGGATAAACGACATTCTAATAATGCGGGAATTCGGAATGACATGGTACGAAGTTCAAAACATGCCTAACAAAGTCTACGAAACAATTTTAGCTATACTTCAATGGGAAGCCAAAGAACGCCGTAAAGCAAAACTTCAAATGGAAATTGAAAAAGCCCAAGCATTAAGGGGGTTAAGAAGATAAGTAAATATCGAAAAGGAAGAAACTTCGAATATAAAGTTAAACGGGAACTTGAAAATGACGGGTTCCTTGTTTTCAGATGTGCGGGAAGTAAACCCGTAGATCTAATAGCTATCCGATACGATTGGAACCTGAAAAAACACGTGATTTTAATAGTTGAATGCCGGGTTCACGGAAAAATTTCGAAAACCGAAAAAGAAAAACTACTAAATCTAAGTAAAAAACTCCGTGCAACCCCAATTTTAGCATATTGGAACTCAAACTATAAGAAGCCCTTCGCAAAAAACTTATTGTTAGAAGAAAACAAAATCGAAGGTTTTTCAAATGAAATTGAAGAAATTGAAAAAACTATTTGACCGCAGGGAAAAAGTTTTAGCCAAATCACGGCAATCCCGGGTTTATCCCGGCGGATCATTTCTCACACCGAATACCATTATTGTCACAAATAAACGGGTTCTCATAATAAATCCAAGCAAACTAGGCCTACATAAAAAAATCGAGTCTTACCCGTTTTCCCGGATTTTCAGCGTTCAACTTTTCAACGGAATTTTCACAAGTAAGATTATTTTGAAGATTCCCGGGGTAACTGAAAACCAGAAACCGGAAGAAGCCGAAATATCCGCTTTACCTAAACATGAAGCCCGAGAAATATTTAATATCATACAGGAAAAAATAAGGCGGCCACTATGAGTACCGTAGAAGAACTTAAAATAATTGTAAAAGCACAAATAGAAGAAGCCACGAAAAACCTTCAAAAAGCCCGTAAAATGTTAGATCAATTTGGCAAAGACATCAAAAAACAAACCGAACAATCCAAAAAATTCGCCACACAATGGAAAGCACAGTTCCTAGTAATAGCCGGAATGTCCCTTGTAGCCATGCGTTCAATGATCAAAGCGTCACCCACCTTATCGGTTTCGATGTATGAAATGAGTTACCAATTTGAACGCGTAGCATATATCCTAGGGGAACAACTTGGCCCCGCATTTGAAGTTTTAGCCAACATCATTGGAAAAGCCGTAGATTGGTTTGAAGCCTTACCCGCACCGGTACAGCAATTCATAGCCGCCGCAATAGCTTTAACCGCCGCAATCGGCCCCCTGATCGGAGTAATAACAACACTAGGACCACTACTTTCAATGATAGGCGTAGGCGGAGTAGCCGCAAGTGGCGGAATAACCGTTCTAGGAATGTCTATGACCACTTTGCTTCCGGTTATAGGGCTTGTTATTGCGGCCGGTGCTTTACTTTACGTAGCTTGGACCAATAATTGGCTTGGTATCCGAGACAAAACTAAAGCCGCTATTTCATGGCTTTCAACAAACATACCTAAATTTGTTGAAAACGTTAAAGCCGCTTGGAGTAAAGGCGTAACTCTTATGAAGGCTATTTGGACCGGGGATTGGAAAACAATCGAAGAAATCACGTCTAAAGTTACAAGTAGGTTACCCGGGCCAATCGGAGACGCGTTAAAACTGCAATTACGTTTAGTTAAAGACGGGCTTGGTATGATTAAAGCTATTTTCCGCGGAGATTGGAAAGCCGCCGCCGAATACGCTAAAGACGCGTTAAAAGGAGTCTTAAGTTTTCTCACAGGGCTTAAAGATTGGATGATAAAAGCCGGTGAAAACCTGATAAAATGGTTTGTAAGCGGGTTTGAAAAAGCTAAAGATTGGGCCCAAGATCAAGTGAAAAACTTCACCGATTGGTTAGCCGGTTTCTTCGGCGGTTCACTTCCAGAACGCGGCCCACTTAAACACATTGTCCACATGGGTGAAGAATTAGCTACGGCTTTCACCGCGGGAATCGCGGCGGGAATGGGAAAAATATCTCCAAAGTTTCCGTTAACGGTTACAAAAGAAATTGTTAGGCCCCGTGAACCAACCCCGGTGATTACCCCGGTTGTGAAAACGGGCGGCGGAACAAATATCAATGTTGTAAACATGGAACCGCAGATCCCGATAACGGTTAAAGAAGAAGTTTCGCGAATTGAACTTGAAGATTTGTTTCGAAAAATCGTTAGCGAAATGTTTGATCAATATGTTAGAAGGATCGGGTAAAAATGGGTAAAACAATACGATTTAAACGTGGAGCGGTGACAATAACCCTTGAACCCACACCATCCATTGTTCGAAGTATTGAGTTCGATAATTTCGTAGGTAAATATCGAAACGGTAAAACCGAGATAAAAAATGACGGCCGAGCGTTAACTACAATCACATTAATATGGAACCCGGTGACCGATCAAAGTAAAACACGGGAAGAAAAAGTAGACTATCTTATTGAACAGTTTCGGCCCGGCGGGGATCCTTGGACATTTGAATGGGGAATCAGCGGGGAACCCGGTGCTAGATCCTTTAGTGTTCAACCTAAATCAATACGTGAAAAAGAAACCGGCGGGGAAACCCAAGATCTAACCGTAATAATCACACTACAGGTTCGGGAAGGAGTATAATATGAAATTCATTGGATGTATGTTAAGGGAATGTCCATTTAAAGATACCACGGCGGTAGTTCATTGTGTCACATATTTACCTGATGGAACACCGATATTTTGTTGTCACGCAATACTTGAAGATGAAAAACCGATAGAACCGGAATTAAAAATAAATATAGACATACGGATTGATGGCAAATGAGTATTCAAATATTAGTTAACGATGTTGATTATAGTAGCTACGTAGATCAAGTAAAAGTAAATAGTAATATTACATATTATACTCGAAACTATTCAGTTCGTTTTTTGGATCCTAATCATAGCCTATATAATCAGTTTGGATTTGGAGACGATGTTAAAATCTATTTGGAAGGAAACTATATTTTAAGAGGGCGTTTAGAAGACAAGACAACCGAAGAATACGGCGTTATCATAAAAGGCCGTGACTATACGGCCCGGTTTCTAGATAGAAATGTTTACGCTGAATACACTAACCGCGAAATCTCAGATATAATAACAAATACCACGGATGGTTTGATCCCCAAATACACGCCGGAAATAACGACAAACAATGTTCAAACAACAAACAAATACATCACACGGAAATGGGTTCAAGTTCCTTTACTCGTGGTCCTACATGAATTAGCTTCAATAGTAAACTACGATTTCTATGTTGACACCGATTTAGATCTACACTTCTTCCCCCGGAAATCCCGTGACTCCGGTAAAACTCTCGATAACTCTAATTTACTTAAATATGATATTCCAGACGTAGGGAAAAAAGTTGTTAACCGGATTACTTTGTTTGGAAAAGAAGGGATATGTGTTCAAGTTGAAGATCCCGGAAGTATAGCCAAATACGGGGTTAAAGAAAAAGAACCAATAATAGATCCAAGTATAACCGATTCGAATACGGCTTATGAAAAAGCCGCCGCAATCCTAAGAAAACTAGCTAATCCCATACGTCAAGGAACCTATATTACTCTTACAACCGGTTTCACAGATCTTAAACCCGGAGATCTAATAACCGTGAATATACCTGAAAAAAACGTTAACTCTCAGTTCCTTGTTCTCGAAGTCACTTTCACATGTCCACCTTACCACGCGGAAATAAAAACCGCAGAATACACAGTTGAATACGCAGATCTACTAGCCGATCTAACTAAAAAAGTAGTTGACATAAATATGCGTGACGCAGATCTAGAAGCCACAATATCAAGATATTACCGGTTCGAAGAACAAAAAAAGCTAAGAGTAATATGCCGAATCTATCGAACCTATGTAGGTGAAGGATGGATATGGGGACATTCCACATGGAGTAAATGGGGACAAAGAAAATGGGGATACGCCGCGGGACAAGAAGAACTAATATGGAGTAATGAATAATGACAAGTATAGCACTTGTAGAAGAATGGTGGGACCGTTACGGGGATAAAACAAAGAAAAACAAGATAAACGAAATAATAAACGCCATAAACAACCTTACAATCACAGATATAACCATCGACTCCGACATAATACCGTCTACAAGCGGAATAAACATTGGAAGCGAAACAAACCCGTTCCAAAACGGACACTTCGCAGGAAACATATATCTCGGCACTTGGACAAGGACTGAGACAACTCTTTTGAAATTAATAACTGAGGCAAATTACGATTTGAAAATAGAGTTAAGAGAGGAAAGCGATAATTACGGTGCGGACATACACTACGATGCATCAAACAATATTTTAAAGATAAATATGATGGACAATGGAACGTTAAGAGAGGCGTTG